CTAGTAAATCGTCCATAAATCTAAATTAAATAACTTCTCTATTTATTAAATTTCTCCACCCTTTGGCATTTTGATTTGAGGTGGTTCTGCAATTTGCGAATCTGCTTCAAGATCTGGTTCCATTACAGGAGCTCCGAGATCCATTGCACCTGCTCCTTCTGGGCCTACTGGTGGTTGTTCCATTGCCATAGCATTTGGATCCATTGGTTGTCCCGTATTTGGATCAATAATTGCATTTGGATCTGGGATAATACCCATTTCAATTTCTTTTTGAATTAGTAGATCTTGCTCAACAATTTCTTGATCTGTTTGGCGAAGAACTTTTCTTCTTAGATAATCTTGTGAAAAATACTTTCCAACATATGGTTCTGCAGTTTGTACCATATTTAATCTTTCACTCAACAGTTCAGCCTCTTTCAATTCCGCAAAATGATTGTCATATAAGAAATCGTACTGAATATGCTCACTCATAACTTCCCAATCTTCTGGAGTTACGATATTTTTTAGAATAAGTTGAGTTTTGAGCATATCATTGAACATGTTTGAGAATCTTTTTCTCAAACGTCCAACAAACTTACTGAATTTGAGTTCATCTCTAAGAATTTCTGAAGAACGACCTAAGTTAAAACCACCTTGACCATCACCTCTTGAAGTTGGTACATTTAATGCATTCTGAAGTTTCTTTTTAAAATACTCAATATCAGTAATTTCTCCTAAGTTTTGGCCACCTGGAAGTGTTGAGATTTCTGTCCCTCTTCCACCTTCACGGCGAGGAAGCCAGAAATCTTCAAGCATTGCCATAAACTTTTTATCATCGCGGATTTCGCCAGTTGCGGAATCATAAACTAACTTATTGCGATAACGCATCATAACATCACGAAGATATTGTTCTGCCTTTACCTTTGGTAGATTGCCAACATCAATATAGAAAATTCTACGCTCTGGAGCACGAGACAATCTGTAGATAACAAGTGAGTCCTCAATCATACGGAGTTGATTGAGTGCTTTGATTGCCTTGTGCAAATATGAAAGTGTTGATCCTTTATTTCTATCTACTAAACCAGAAGTGCAATATGTAATAGAATCTCTGGTCATTTTAATTCCCTGGGAAGATCCAGATCCAGAACTCATTGAACCGGGACCTTGACCAGTTGGATAAGATAAACCTGGATTATATACGAAATATTCTTCTATTTCTGGGAAAGAATAACTCATCGGATTCTGTTGAACCTTGAGGTTATTCAAAAATGCATCACTTGTATTTGCCTTATTATTGCCTGTATTTTTCTTTAACTGTCTAACATAACGAATTTTCATGGAATCAATATAACGAAGTTCTTTAATTCCTTCTTGTGGTTTTTTGAGATCAATTACTTTATGATAGAAAAGTCTACCATCAACATACCAGTTTCTATAGATTTCATGGGCTTTTTTGTCAAAATCAAGTAAATCTAGAATATTTTTGAATTCTTCTCTTATTTTTTGCTTGATCCCATCGCTTGCATTTAAATTTGATAATTCAATTTCTACCGGAGTATCATTTGTATCAGAGACAATAGCCTCATTAACAATATCTTCTATGGCACTATCAACTTCTGGATGAAGTGCCATTTCCCGATATCTTTTAATTAAATCAAATTCAGTCCTATAAACTCCCTCAATATCTACATAGGAACCAAAAAATCCGCTAGTTAGATAATGATCAACCCCGTCCTCATTGTTCTGAGGAACGGGGGAAACTGTAGAGGGACTTAAATTGTCGCCATCATCAATTGAAAAACCAAATAGTTTTGCCACGTCTGTAAATATAAAATGTGTTTTTTATATTTATGCTTAGTTGACAGAGAAGACGTTTCCTCCATCTCCAGTAGTTTCTGCATTACCGGTGGTGGCATCCATTGCTTGTGCTTCCCACCAAGAAACTTGCAATTCAACTGTAAATTCCTCAACAGTATCATTTGAATCATAAGCAAGGTCAATTGCACTAACGTTAGTTGGAAAGACGCCATAGAATGTATAACCTCTTGTTGCAACCAATTGCTTACCCGCATTAATAGCAAGTGGTGCTGCCGCAGGCGGTGCTGGCGCACCTGCCGCAGGCGGCGGAGCTGCAACAGCATTGTCGGGAAGTGCTTTTATCAGTTGATAAACACTCATTGTAGTGGTGTAATTACTTCCTGCACCTGCACCCGCCCCTGGATTAGTTAATCCAGATCTAGCTCCACCAATATTAATAAAGTTTGCCCATCTTTCAAATGCCCCTCTAATATCAAATTCTGCATCGTTTATAACTGTAATCGTCCAAGGATCAAAAGTTCTATCACCAGCAACTTTAAATTGCATACCCATATATGGAACTTCAATTGATCCAAGATTGGATGCTGGTAAAGCTGCTGCTTTAACCATAAATTGTGTATCGTTTAATGTTGTAGCTCCAGCGGTGTTTATTACACCAGCTGGAAAATTTATTTCACATGCATATAAATTGGGTCTGGCTCCGCCACCACCCATTACTGCCCTAAAGTCTGTTAGTCCGCGATCTCCTGAGTCTGGATTACCCCATGCTGCTACTGCCATTTTTTATACCTCCATGTAAATAATTGGATTAATTAATCTATGGCAAGAGCAGGCCCACCATTACCATCAGCTTCCCAGTATTGAACTGCGAATTCAACAGTAAATTCCTCAACAGTATCATTTGAATCATAAGCAAGATCAATTTGAGAAACTGATGTTGGAAAACATCCCCAAAAAGTATAAGATCTCAATCTAGGAACAACCTGAGTTCGTATAGCAGCTGCAGTGTTATCGGGATTCATTGGTGCTTTGCCCAACTGGTGTACCGACATTTCAACTTGATAGTCAGCTGGATTGGCTCTTCCCTGGCCAGCATCTGCAAGAGCCATCCAATTTACCCATCTTTCAAATGCAGCCCTAAGACGAAAGTCAGTTTCATTAATTATTGTAACTGACCAAGGTTCAAATGTACGATCTCCAGCAATTTTGAGCATTCTTCCCCGAAAAGGAACTTCAACGACTCCGTTTACTGCGGCTGGAAGAGATGTTGCCTTACATAAAAATGCAGGAACACCACCACCACCAGGAGAACCATCATCAGCCGCGGGTAATGCTGATGTTCCCGTTGTTGGAACCACTCCAGGTGGCCAATCAAAACCAACTTCAAATAAATTCGGTCTTGCACCACCACCAGAAAAAGCAGATCTAAAATCAGCTAAACTTCTTGTCCCAACAGTTGGCAATCCCCATGCTGCTACTGCCATTTTTTATACCTCCGTGTTAGTTCTATTTATTTCAGTTTTCATCAAACAGTACCTACAACTTCACCGAAAGAAACGCCAGTTCTGGTAGCAACGAATGTAAGACCAATAAAGTTAATAGATCTTGCTGGTTTGATGTAAATGTCCGCAATAAATTCATTTCTATCAATTACATCTGCTGTATTATTGCTGCCATCACAAACAACTAAGAAGTCGGTAATACCACGTTTTGCCTGAACATCACGTAGATAAGGTGTTACAATGTTAACAAAAGTTGATCTGGTGATTGAATCATTAAATTCAAAGAGTTGTGTTCTTGCAGCTCTTTCAATTGCCTTTTCAATAACCAGGAACAGACGACGAACATTAATTCTATCAAATGCTGACGAGTAAGATAGTGCAGTTTTATCTCCAAAGAGAATGAATCCACCACCCTGATTAAAGATAACTGGGTTAATTCTATTTACATAAAGAGCATCTCTATGTGATTTTGGTGGATTGTATGCAAGTTTAATGACATTATTAATATTACCTCTCTGCAGGCCTGCAGGAGAATACCAAGGATACACAGTCAATTCTGTTCTAACCATCAAACCAGCAGTATCTGGGTTTAGTGGAAGATAAACAAACTGATTGTTAAATCTATCATAAGTATACTTATAACCACTATCAAACACAGCATAAGATGATGATGGGAGAGGAGCAAAGAACTCTAAAACAGCATCTCTTGCATCTTCAATGCTACTTCTGTTAACGACTGCACCTCTATAAGGAGAAATGCAAGCAATGCAATCCTTTCTTGCAGTAGCAATATCAATAAGTCTAATTGCCTTTGCCTGAGAAGTTTCTAAACTATCAATACCTGGGCCCATGATTAGGAAATCAACATCAAACTGACTTTCTTGCTCAAATAGAGCATAAGAAGGCATGAGATCGTCAAGTTGAATTTCAAAACCACCTTCATTTAAGATACCAGCAGATCCTGTTGAGTAATCTTTACCACCAACTAAACTAAAATTGACAGAACCTACACCGTTAAATTGAGTTCCTTGAACTTCAAGACCGTAGTCACCATCAGACAAACCTACTGGAGTAAATGTTCCTGCCTCAAATCCAGTACATGCTGGTTTGATTCCATGAATTGCATTATCTGCAGTTGCTAGAGACTTACCAGCATAAAGGTTTGCGGAATTTCTTGCCAACCAATCTTTGTAGTATACAAGGACGTTGGAATCCTTAGTATCAGCTCCTTTTGATAGGAATAAATTCTTTTCAAGGATGTTTCCGGAAACTCCAGTAATTTTTCCTTTATCATCAACAACAACTACGTGAATTTGGTCATTTCTTGATGATCTATCTCTGGCATATTCGCTAGTACCTGGTTTATCCGCGATATTTTTCCAGAATACTGTAGTATTGGTCAATCCGAGAGTTTGTTGATCATACCAATCAAGATGAGAAGATGCAACTGCTGTTCCGGCAGTAGTCGGAGATGCATCTGTACCTCCACTTACAAATGAGAGTGTATTTCCTAACTTTATTTCAAACTTACTATTTTCTTTATACTCTTCCTCTGTAAATGTTCCTCCAGCAGAAACTCTACCCAAAATCTTAACATCAATTGTTGAGTTTGCTCCAGTTGTGTCAGTGTTAACACCAACAACAATTGCTTTAATATATGAACCAACAAGAGAAATGACACCAGCACTGGTTGCAAGATTTCCTGTTAGTGCAACAGTTACACCAGCACCAACCGTAGCACCAAGAGCTCCTAAATTAGTTGTTGCAATACCAACCGTTTGGTCGGCAAAAGCGTCAATTACGCAAATTTTGAGTTCGTTTGCCCAAGATCCTGGATTTTTTGATGAGAAGAACCAAGAAGTTGCATTTGTATATGTCTCTTGAAATTCATCAAAGTTCTTGATTTTGAGATCGGTTGATGCAGCTGCAACAGCAGCATTTGCATTTTTTAGTTCATCACCATCACATCTTACTAACTGAAGTGAACCGCCATAACCCAAGAAATTTGAAGCACTCCACCAATATTCGTAATGGTTGTCTTCCATGCTAGGAAGACCGAAGAATCTGATTAAATCAGCCTCTGTTGTTACAAGTTGTGGATCTTCCACTGGACCTTGCGAAAAAGGACCTGCAAACGCACCAGTAACGCTAAAAGAAGCGTCTACAGATCCTACTGTCCTGTCAATTTCTCTGACAAGTATACCTGGAGAAACTAATCCTAATGGCATTTTATGTCTCCTTAAAACATATTCAGTAACCTAATAATATTTAGAAAAAAGTGTTTTTTCAGTGGGGAAACAAGACGTGAACAAATTACCAGTCAGGATATTCCCATTTACTCAAAACATTAGTTGCCATTCTTCCAATAATGTTACGTTTTATTGTGCAATCTTTACATTCATATGAATAAGAAGAGGGTACGGGCCCACGATCTTTACGAGTTCTATAAAAACTTTCTATTAAGTTTTTCACTTGGCCGCAAGATCTGCATTTACGATCGTTTAGTAGTAAATGGCCAAGTCTTATTTGGCCATCTAAATCCATATCTTCCATTACATATAATCCCACATATAAGACATTTCGCCATATGGATCGGAATGCCATCTATCCCCATTTGAATCAACAAAACTTGCATCTTCATGTATTCCATCATTTAAAAATCCAAAAGGTGACATATCCTGCTCTATCTGGTTTTTTTGCTCTTCATATAACCTTTTTCTTACATCCTGATCCGTAAGTTCTTTAAAGTAATCTTGTGCAACTAACCATGCATAAATCACCAAACACATTGCCAAGTCATCATTACACCCTTCTTCAGCCTCAAATGAATTGTTTTTTTGAATAAATGTAGTTAACTCACTGATAATTTCGTAATCATTAATATAAAGTTTATCATCTTCAATCAAAGTTTTTAAATTTAGAGATCCAACCTTCTTTACAGTTTTAGACATCTTTACGCCAAGTTGAGTCTTCTTTCCGGAAAATCCTTGACCAACAATTTGACCAGCACGTCCACGCATGGAGCACATTAGTAGATTTGAGTACTCCAAATCATAATGCAAAATACTTGCGACGCTATCCCCAACATCATTAACTTCACATAGTATAAAGGCATTATTATAATTTCTTGCAACCTCATTAATAATATTTGGAAACAACATGTGTTTAATCTGGTTGTTTCTATATTTTGCTACGACCTTATGTGGGAAAGTTGTTATATCAATTACGGCAAATGCAGAGTAATCTTTTTCAACTCCTCTAGCCACATCTACCGTAATAATATAATCATGATCTCCTCTCACATCCTCATAAACATCTAAACCAGCACTTGTCTTTACTGGTTTATCGTAAACCAAATTTCTAAGTTTACTAGGAGAAATTAATGTGTCTACTGATCCAAGGAATTCGCATTCAAACTCAACTTTAAATTGCTGTTCTGATGTGTTAGCAATTGTCTGTTCTTTCCATGCAGCGTCTCTTCCAGGAACTTCTGACCAATGAACATCTGTCGGTACAAACTCACTCTGTTTCCTTTCAGCATCAT